CCGCCCCATCGGGTCCTTCCCCGGTCGCGCCAGCGCGGGTAATTCGAACCCCTTTTTGACGCTAGTTAGAGGTTGAAAATTTGAGTGGTCAGCGGTCTGACAAAGTTAATGGGGCAACGCGAATACGCGAGACATCGGAATGTCCGCTTGAGCGCCGTTCAACGTGCGGTCGCTTCGGGGCGGATCACAATCGAGAAAAACGGCAAGATAGATCCCATCAAGGCCGACGAGCAGTGGAAGGCGCTCACGATCGCGACGAAGGCGCGGACAAAAACGGCGGTCGCGGGTGCCAGCGAGTTCATGAAAGCGCGGACGCGCCGCGAGATCGCGGCGGCCGACGCTCAGGAAATGGAGACGCGGCGTCGCAAGGGCGAGCTCGTCGACGCCGAGACGGTCAGGAAGGACGCCTTTGAAATGGCGCGTGCAACGCGCAACTCGATCCTTGGCACCGCTGATCGCATTGCCGCCCTGGTCGCAGCGGAACAGAATCCGGCGCGATGCCATGAGATTATCACCGCCGAACTGAAGAACGCCCTCGATGCCCTCGCCAGCGCTACAACCTAAATCGCCTTATCGCGAGGCGTTCCGGGCGGGGCTTCGGCCTGATCAGGATTTGCAAGTCTCGGAATGGTCTGACACACACCGGATGCTTTCGGCAAAGGCTGCGGCCGAGCCGGGACCGTGGCGAACGAGCCGAACGCCATACCTTCGCGAAATCATGGACTGCATGTCGAACCTGTCGCCTGTGGAGGAGGCGGCGTTCATGAAGGGCGCGCAGGTTGGCGGGACCGAGGCGATTCAGAACGCCATAGGCTATTTCGTCGACCAGTCGCCCGGGCCGATGATGATTGTGCAGCCGACCGTGGATCTCGCCAAGCGTTACAGCCGTCAGCGGCTCGAACCTTTGTTCACGGATACGCCATGCCTGCGGCGCAAGGTTGCCAGCCAGAAGTCCCGGAACAGTACGAACACGGTCCTCTCGAAAGAGTTTGAGGGCGGCGTGCTGATCATCACCGGCGCGAATAGCGCGGTCGGTCTGCGTTCGATGCCAGCGCGCTACCTGCTGCTCGATGAAATCGATGGGTATCCTGTTAGCATCGACGACGAAGGTGACCCGATCGATCTCGCGGAGGCCCGGCAGCGCACATATGCCCGGCGCAAGCGCCTCAAGGTGTCGACCCCGACGAACAAGGCGACCAGCCGAATCCTTTCGGCGTTCATGGCCGGCGACCAACGCTATTATCACGTCCCGTGCCCGCATTGTGGCCACATGCAAAAGCTCGCTTTCGCACAATTGAAATGGAAGCAGTACGGCCTGGCTGCGCGCGATGCCGTCTATGAGTGTATCTCGTGCGAGGAAGTGATCGAAAATCATCACAAGACGCAGATGCTCGAGCGGGGCCGGTGGGTCCCAGAAAATCCGGATGCCGACCCGCGCCGGCGCTCGTACCATCTCTCGTCGCTTTATTCGCCCGTGGGCTGGTTTTCATGGGGTGAAGTCGCGGAAATGTGGGAGCGCGCCCAAGGCGACACCGAAAAGCTGCGCGTGTTTGTCAATACCGTGCTCGGTGAATGCTGGGAGGATCGCGGCGATGCACCCGATTGGCAGCGTCTGTTCGATCGCCGCGAATCCTATGCGATCGGAACCGCGCCGGCCGGTGTGGTCATGATAACCGCCGGCGTCGACGTGCAGAAAGATCGGCTCGTTTACGAGGTCATCGGCTGGGGCAAGGGTAAACAGAGCTGGTCGATCGACGCCGGCGTGCTGCCAGGTGACACCGCTGAAAAAGGAGTGTGGTCCGATCTCGATAAAATCCTCGATCGGTCGTTCATGCACGAAAGCGGCATCGATATGAGGATCGCCTCGCTTGCGGTCGACTCCGGTTACAACACCCAGCACGTCTATTCATGGGCACGGCTGCACACGATGCCGCGCGTGATCGCAGTGAAGGGTGTCTCAACGTCTTCGATTCTGATCGGTGCGCCCTCGAAAGTTGATCTGACGATCAGCGGCCGGCGCATGGAGCGCGGTTATAAAATCTGGCCGGTCGGGATCAACCTTGCGAAAAGCGAATTCTATGGGTTTTTGCGGCTTGAGCGCCCGACCAGCGGCGACGCCGCGGACTTTCCGGCGGGCTATTGCCACTTCCCGCAATATGGCGAGGATATCTTCAAGCAGTTTACGGCCGAACAGCTTGTCACGCGGCGGAAGCGAAATGGATTTGTGCAGTTTGAATGGGAGCTCATCCCGGGCCGCGAAAATCACTGGCTCGATTGCCGCGTCTATGCACGCGCGGCGGCTGCGCTGGCCGGGCTCGATCGGATGAGTGATCTCGATTTTGACAGGGTTCACGCACCGCGCAATGTCAAGCCGGACCCGGAGCCCTTTCGCGTCGGCGCCGAGGTCCAACAAAGAACCGGAAAGCGGCGCAAGAATGCCGACTGGCTCAAGCGGAGACGATGATGGCGACGTGGACGCAAAACGATATCGACAAGCTGAAGGCCAGTATTGCGACTGGTGTGCTCGAGGTTGAGTTCAACGGGCGCCGCACGAAGTTTCAAAGCCTCATGGCGATGCGCAGCCTGCTCGCCGAGATGATCGCCGACGTGAACGCGGCGGCCGGCGCATCGAACTACAAGCTCGCCGCCGTGCGCAAGGGGGTCTGATGAACCTGCTCGATTCCATCATCATGCAGATCTCGCCGACCCGGGGTCTTACTCGGGTGCGCGCGCGCATGGCCTCGCAGCTTTTCTCCCGGCACTTCGAAGCCGCCGAACAAAGCCGCCGCACGCAGCACTGGCGCCGGCCGTCGACTGATGCAAATTCTGCAAATCTGATTGCGATCCACCATTTGCGAAACCTGGCTCGCGACCTCGTGCGCAACGATGGCTGGGCGCGAAACGGACTCGGCATCGTCGCCAATAGTGCGGTGGGCTGGGGGATCGTACCCGTACTCAAGGATGATCGATTTGCAAAAGTGTGGGCCGAGTGGGTCCGACAGTGTGACGCCGACGGGCGCCATTCGTTCTACAGCATGCAGCGCCTGGTGATGAAGGCGATGGCGCAGGACGGCGAGGTGTTGATCCGGAGGCGTGCGCGCCGCGTCGCTGACGGTTTGCCGCTCCCCCTGCAGCTCGAAGTGATCGAGGCCGATTTTCTGGACCACAACAAAACCGAAGCCGCCCGCGTCGACGGCAATAAAATCATTCAGGGAGTGGAATTCGACAAGATTGGGCGACGGGTCGCATATCACCTTTTCGTCAGTCATCCCGGCGATTCGCGCGGCGATTGGGGTCGGTCACAGGAGACGCGGCGCATCCCGGCCGACGAAATCATCCACCTCTACCGTGTTGACCGTCCCGGCCAAATTCGGGGTGTATCATGGTTTGCGCCGGCGATCCTGACGCTGAAGGATTTCGACGAATACGCCGACGCCACACTGATGAAACAAAAAATCGCCGCGTGTTTTGCCGCCTTCGTGACCGATACCCAGGGCGCCTCCGGGCATTTGGGGGAAAAGGACGACGATGACCCGCTCTCGGACACGCTCGAGCCCGGCATGCTGGTCACTTTGCCGCCCGGCAAGGACGTTGAGTTCGGAACACCTCCCGCGACGACCGATCACGAGTCGTTTTCGCGGTCTCAGTTGCGGAAAATCGCGGCCGGCCTTGGCATTACCTACGAATCCCTCACCGGCGATTACTCAAACGTCAATTATTCGTCCGGGCGCCTCGGTCGACTGACGTTCGCGTCAAATATCCTTGAATGGCAGTACGATCTTCTCATTCCGCACTTCTGCGAGCGGGTATGGTCATGGGTGCAGGATGCGGCTGTGGCGGTTGGATCCGTTTCCGCGGCGATGGCAACCGACTGGACGCCACCGCCGCTTCCGATGGTCGACCCGGACAAGGACACGAAGGCCAGCATGGCGGCGGTCCGCGCCGGTCTCATGACCCCGTCGGAAATGGTTCGCGCGCAGGGTTATGATCCGCGCGTGTTCTGGAATCAGTACTCAGCCGACCTCAAAACCCTTGATAAGCTGGGCATCGTTCTCGACAGCGATCCCCGCCAGCGCACCCAAAGCGGGCAGGCGCAATCTGTCGCCGCCCCCCCTTCAGATCCCCCGGCGAAACGAAGCGTGGAATAAAAAAATCTTGGCGATTATCGCCCCTCGTCGCGTCTGGCAGATTTTGGGGCATGACGAAGCGAACCGCACATCGCAGGGAAGTCGAGACGGACACGCGGGAGGTAACTCCCCTCGCGTTCCGGGCAGAGTTCGATCGACGCTCGATTAACGAGGAAAGCCGGACCGTCGAGCTGGTCTGGTCGACCGGCGCGCGCGTCCTGCGCCGCAGCTGGATCGACGGTCCCTTCATGGAGGAGCTGTCGCTCGACCCGAAGCACGTCCGTCTGGGGCGGCTCAACGGTGGTGCACCGCTGCTTGACACGCACAACGACTATACGACCGAGGCCGTGCTCGGCGTTGTCGAAATCGCGCGCGTCGACGGCAAGTCCGGGACCGCGACGGTGCGCTTCGCGCGCGCCGAGGACAGCGAGGAAGCCGACAAGGTTTTCCGCAAGGTCAAGGACGGGATCCTGCGCAACACCTCCGTCGGCTACCGTGTCTACAAATTCGAGAAGACAGAGGGTGCCGACGGCAAGGTCCCCGTCATGCGCGCCATCGATTGGGAGCCCTTCGAGATCTCCGTCGTCCCCGTCGGCGCGGACGACGGTGCCGGGTTCCGAAGCGAAAACACCGAGCGAAACGACTGCGAAATTGTGACCCGAGCTGGGCAAATGGAGAACGATATGGCCACGAAAAAGAGCACCGCGGCACCGGAAATTGTCGACCCGGAAAGCACCGAGGAGGTGGCTGTGGTGCCTCCGGCGGCGACGGTCGCGACCGGCTCAGATGACGAAGTTCGCAAGGCTGCAGTCGCCGCCGAGCGCACCCGAGGTGCGGGGATCCGCAAAAGTGTCCGTGCCCTGAAGCTGGACGAAAAGCTCGCCGACGAACTCATTGCGTCGGACCTCTCGCTGGATCAAGCGCGCGCCCGCATCATCGACGCGGCGGCCGAAAAAGGTGGCGAAGTGGAAATCGACAATAAGGTTCGGGTCGACGTCAAGACCGACGAATTCGACAAGTATATTCGCGGTGCGAGCGATTGGTTGATCGTCAAGGCCGGTCTTGGCGATCTGGTGCGAACCTATCAGAAGGACGTCAAGTTGGAGCCTGGCGAGTTTCGCGGGCTCACCTTGTTCGACCTCGCGCGCGAAAGTCTGGAGCGCGCCGGCGTCAAAACGCGCGGCCGCGACAAGATGTGGATTGTCGGTGAGGCACTGATTCGCGCGAATGGCATGACGCAGGGGACCGCTGATTTTCCCGTGCTGCTCGAGAACACGATGCACAAGACGCTCCAGGCGTCTTATATGACCCAGGCAGACACGTGGTCGGCGTGGTGTGGTCGCGGTTCGGTGTCGGATTTCCGCGCCCACAACCGCTATCGGATGGGTTCGTTCTCGCGCCTCGACAAGGTCGCGGAAAACGGAGAATTTCGGAACAAGTCGATTCCCGATACCGAGAAGGCGTCGGTCCTGATCGACACCTACGGCAATATCATCAACCTTTCGCGCCAGGCGATCATCAATGACGACATGGACGCGTTTTCTCGCCTCGCGCGCATGATTGGACGTGCCGCAAAACTGTCGATCGAAATGGACGTCTACGCTCTCTTGTTGCTGAACGGTGGGCTCGGTCCGACGCAAGCCGATTCTCAGCCATTGTTCCATTCAAACCGCGGAAATGTTGGCACCGCCGCCGCAATCTCGGCGGCCTCGGTTGACGCGGACGCCGCGCTGATGTCGCGCCAGATGGATCCCAGCGGGAACGAGTATCTCGATCTCCAGCCTTCCGTGCTGCTCGTGGCTCGTGAATTGAAGGGTACAGCCAACACGATCAACGAGGCACAGTACGACCCGGACACGGCCAATAAGCTGCAGAAGCCAAACCAGTCGCGCGGCCTCTATAGCCGCGTCGTCGCGACTCCGCGCCTCAGCGGGACGCGCCGTTACGCCTTCGCCGACCCGACGGTGGCGCCCGTGATCGAGGTGTCGTTCCTCGATGGCAACGACACGCCGTTCCTCGATACGCAGGACGGGTGGCGCACGGACGGTGTCGAGATGAAAGTTCGTCTCGACTATGGCGTCGGTGACGTCGATTACCGCGGCGCGACGACCAACGCGGGGACCCCGTAAACGTAGAGCTGAGCGCCGCTTCCACGAACCGGAGAGAGCAAAATGGCAGGAAATTACAAACAACCGGGCAGCGTCCTGGACCTTACGGCACCGACCGATGGTGTCGTGTCCGGTAGCGGCTATCTGATCGGCGGCCTCTTCGTGGTCGCACTCGGCAGCGCGGACGAGGGTGATCCGTTCCGCGGTCAACGCGACGGCGTGTGGGTGCTGCCCAAGACCTCAGCGCAGGCGTGGACCGAGGGGCAGAAAATCTATTGGGACGACACCGGTGCGGAGTGCACCACCGTCGCGACCGCGGGTCAGCTGATCGGCGTTGCTGCCGCGGCGGCCGCAAACCCGACCGCGACTGGCGAAGTCCTTCTCAACGGCGTCGCGCCAACCGCGCTCGAGGGCGCACAGGCTGCCATCGCTGATTTCGCGGCTCTCACGGATTCGCCCGCGACCGCCGACGCGCTCCGCGATGACCTCGTTGCGACGTGGCTGCCGAAACTGAACACGCTGCTCGCGGAGCTGCGTATCGCCGGGATCATCGCGCCTTAAGCCTGAGCCCGGTTCGAAAAATCAGGCGGGCCGCTCCGGAGGGCGCGCCCGCCTTTTTGCTAGGGGATTGAAATGACGACGTGGGACGAGGCACTTCTGATTTCGGACCGAACAGTGCAGGCTGTGTTCGGCGAGGTTGCGGAGTATCGCTCGGCGCTCGATGTCAGCACGCCTCTGCCGCATGCCATCTTCTCGAACGAGTATTCTTCGATCGACGGCGGTGAGGCCAATGTCCCGACCTCCCTTCCAGCGCTGTGGGTGCGCCTTGAAGACCTGCCCATCGATCCGGTTGAGGACGACGGAGAAGTCACGGCCGCGGGGTTTATCTTCCGCATCGTCGATGTAAAGCCAGATGGTGAGGGCGGTGCCTGGCTTGTTCTTCAGAAAATCGGTCCCGCGTCATGACGCACCCACGCCAGCAGATTCGCACAGCGATCCGCGACGCTTTGGTCGGAAAAACGAATTCGGGCGCGAAAGTCTATCGATCGCGGACGAGCCTCCACCGTGCTCGCGATCTGCCGCTGACGTCGGTCTACACGCTGAACGAAGTGCTCGTCGAGGACAGCCTCAAGACCTCGCCACGCCGCTACACGCGCCTTCTTTCGGTGATGGTTGGTTCCATTGTGTCCGGTCGGACCGATGACACGGTCGCCGGCGCCGGCGAAGACGATGACGACGTCCTCGATGATCGTATGGACGCACTGGCCGAACAGATTGAGGCGGCCGTTCTTCTCGACGAGACGTTCGGCGGGCTGGTTGGCGATTGCTGGCTGTCGTCGACAGAAATGTCCTTCGAGCAGGACGCTGAACGCACGATCGGGATGCTCGCGATGACGTTCACGGTGCGATACGAGACCGAGGTCCCGATTGTCTCCGACGCGCTCGATGATTTTGAAACTGCCGACATTCGAACGAGCCTCAATGGTGAGCAAGCCGAGGCCGACCAATCGCACGACGTTGTCACTCTGCCCACGGACTAGGAGACCCGGCCATGAGCATCAGTTTTAATTCCATCCCCAGCGGGCTGTTGGTGCCCTTCGTGGCGGTCGAGTTCGACGCTTCGCGGGCTCAGCAGGGTCCTGCCTTGCTTCGCTACCGCGCGCTGCTCATTGGTCAAAAAACCGATGCGGGAACCGGTGAGGGCGATGAACTATATCGGATTTCGAGTGAGTCCGATGTGATCGACCTCGCCGGCCGCGGTTCTTTGGCACATCGCATGGCGCGCTCCTGGTTTCGTAACGATGGCCAGATTACCGAAACCTGGCTCGCGCTCCTGGAAGACAGCGTCTCTGGCGACGCTGCGGCGGGATCCATCGCTGTGACAGGTCCGGCCACCGCCAGTGGGATCATCGCTCTCTACATCGGCGGCGAGCGCATCGAGATCGCCGTGACGTCCGGCGACGCGGCCACCGCCATCGCCGCCGCGATCAACGCGGCAATCAACGCGAATACGAATCTGCCTGTCACGGCGACGGTCGACACGGCGGCCGTGACAATCACCGCCCGCAACGCCGGCCTGTATGGCAATGAGATCGATCTGCGCGTCAACTACAACGATGGCGAGAAGACGCCGGCGGGCGTCGGCCTGACCGTGACCGCGATGGCCAACGGCGCCGCAAACCCATCTCTCACTAATGTCATCACGGCCATGGGCGATACGTGGTTCCACATCATCGCGAATCCGTATCGCGATGCGACGAGCCTCACCGCGCTCGAGACCGAGCTCTCGTCGCGCAACGGTCCCCTGCGGATGATTGATGGGTATGCGTTCTGCGGCATCAACGATACCCAGAACAACCTGATTTCATTCGGCACTGGCCGCAATTCGCAATTCACGCTCCCCGTTGGCCAGCGTGGAAGCCCGACACCACCCTATGAGACCGCGGCGGCCGTTGCCGCGAAGGTCGCGGCGTATGGCTCGATTGATCCGGGGCGGCCGTTTACGAGTCTGCCGCTTGTCGGTGTGCTGCCGCCTCAGCAGAGCGCCAGATTGACCCTCGCAGAGCGAAATATCCTGATCGCCAACGGAATTGGAACGCTTCGGTACAGCGCTGACGGCGGCATGGAAATTGAGCGGCTTGTCACAACCTACAAGCTCAACTCAGCAGGCAGCGCCGACACTGCCTACCGTGATGCAAACACGCTTTTGACGCTGATGTATCTGCGCTACTCGTTCCGAGTGCAGATCGCCGCGAAATACCCGCGCCATAAGCTGGCGGACGACGGATCACGCGCCAGCGCCGGTCAAGCATTGATGACTCCGTCGGTCGGGAAGGCCGAGGCGATCGGCTGGTTTCGCGATATGGAGCGCCTGGTGCTCGTTGAGAATTTCGAGACATTCAAGGCCAACCTGATCGTGGTGCGAAACGATCAGGACCCGAACCGGCTTGATTTCTTGCTGCCCCCCGATCTCATCAACCAGCTGCTCGTCGTCGCAGCACAGATCCAGTTCCGGCTCTAGTCCGGCCTGACGCAAAAGGAGACCGCCGATGCCACAGATTCGTGGTGGGATTATTCAGCTGCAGATCAACGGCGAGGTGTATGACGCCAAGGGGAATTTTACCTACAATCTCGGCCGCGCGAAGCGTGACGCGATTGTCGGGGCGGACCGTGTTCACGGCTACAAGGAGATGCCGCAGGTGGCTTTCCTTGAGGGGGAAATCACGGACCGCGGCGGGCTTGACCTGTCGGCGCTCGTGACAACGACCGACGCGACCCTCACGATGCGGTTGCCCAACGGCAAGACGTTCACGCTGCGAAACGCGTGGTTTGCATCGGAGGGAACTGGCAACACCGAGGAGGGCAACATTGCGGTGCGCTTCGAGGCCGAGATTGGCGAGGAGGTCGCGTGATGGCAGACGAGGAAAAGCGCACCGTATTGCCGTTGAGCTTCCCTGTCGTGTTTGGCAGCGAGGAAATCAAAGAACTGCGAATTCGCCCTGCCACGGCTGGCGACATGGACGATATGTCGGCCGACCTCAAACTTGGTGATTTTCGCCGCTTGCTCGGGCGGCTGTCCGGGCAAAACGAAGGGGTGACTTCAAAACTGCATCCGTCAGATTTCTTCGCCGCAGTGGAGATTCTCAACAGTTTTTTGCAAATTGGCCCGACAACTGGCGCGAAGCCTTCTGGATCGTAGCAACCCACTACGGGTTCAGCGCAGCTGAGCTTTGGGCGATGGGTGCCGACGAGCTGGAGTTCTGGTATCGTGGTGTGGAGTTTGTGAACCGTGCCCGCTAATTATCCGCTTCACGTCGTCCTGACCGCGATCGACCGGGTCAGCGGTCCTCTGCGCCGCATCAACGCGACCGTCTCTCGGCTCAATTCACCTTTCGTGCGCGTGAACAACGCGATGCGCTCGCTGGCCAACGACGCCGGCGTTCCGCGCCTGGCGCGTTCGTTCGGCAATGTGGGTTCCGCGGTTCAGGGTGTGCAGCGCGAGGTGTCCTCACTCGCGGGGACGTTCGCCAAGGTCGCGATCGCGGGCGGTGGCGCGGCGTACCTGTTCAAGCGCCAGTTCATCGACACGGCCGACCAGTTCGAGCGGCTGAAGTTCAGCCTCGAGGCCATCGAAGGCAGCGCGGAGGCCGGCGCCAAGAGCATGGCGTTCCTCAAGAAAATGACGGTTGAAACTCCGTTCGAGATGAATGACCTCGCACAGGCGTTCCGAACGATGCGCGGCTTCGGCATGGATCCGACAAACGGCTCGCTGAAATCGATCGTTGAGCAGGTCGCGAAGATCGGCGGCACCGGCGAGCAGCTGCAGGGTATCGTGCTCCAGCTCGGACAGGCGTTCGGTAAAACGAAATTGCAGGCGCAGGACGTCCGGCCGCTGATCGAACGCGGCGTGCCTGTTTGGGCGATTTTGCAGCGCGCGGCCGAGCGCATGGGGAAGAAAATACCCATCAAGCAGCTGCAGGAAATGTCGGAGTCCGGCAAATTGGGGCTCAGCGCGATCAATGCCCTGATCGAACAAATGGGCATCGAGAGTGCGGGCTCGAGCGCGCGGATGATGAAAAGCTGGACCGGGCTTATGTCGAATATCTCGGATCAGTGGACGTTCTTCAAGCTCAGGGTCATGGACAGCGGCCCGTTTGACCTCCTGAAAGGCAAGCTGCAGGGGATCCTCGACACGATCCAGGCGATGAAGGAGGACGGCAGCCTCGATCGCATCGCCGAGCTGTGGGGCAAGCGCATCGTCGAAGGACTGCGCACAGCGTGGCGGATCACGCAAGAACTCTATCGCGGGTTCCGCGATGCGTGGCGCGTGCTCGGTCCCATTGTGGTGGCGTTCGGAGTGCTGGTTGAAAAAATGGGGGGTGCCGAGACCGTCGCGAAGGCCCTTGTGGGGCTCATGGGCGTTAAGCTTGTCGCGTCGGTGATCAAGCTTGGTGGGGCTCTTCTCTCCGTCAACGCGGCTCTTGTCGGCACACCGCTGGGCCTGCTTCTGCTCGGCGGCGCCGCCGCGGTCGGCGGCTTGATCTGGGCAGTGTCGTCCCTCAAAAAAGATCGCCAGATCGGGAGCGGGCGCGGTGCCCACGGCGAACGCCGGTCATTCAACATTCCGCAGTCATCCCTTCTTGGGCCGCCTGGAGGCGGACACGGGTCCCGGGGATCGCTCGACGTCAATGTCCGCGTCAGCGGCCCTGCCGGGACCGAGGTGCGCACCG